CATTACCCCAGTTAACTGAGATAGCAGTTGTCGATGCAACACCAGCACTATAGACAGTATTAACGGAGAATATTCCATTCATGCCAGCAGGTGTGGCTCCGCTAATATAGATCACGTCACCTTGCTTCAAATTATGAGCAGAGCTAAACGTGATTGTAGATGTGTAGTTTGTCAAGCCAGCAATAGTAGAACTAGCAGGATTACTGATAGTGCTAACTGAAGGCATACTTGCTTGGTAGTAAACAAACTTACCAACAAACTGATTCACACCCCAATAGGTTGCTGTTGGATTGGTAGTAGCCGTTACACCATTCTGAAGAATGATTGGCAATACCATAGTGGTTGTACTTGGAATGTTTTGGATTAACCAAGTTTGAGCAGCATACGTTGTTGTGGCAGTTAAAGTGCCAGACAATGTTCCTTGAGCTGAACTCATTTGATAAGTACCAGCTACACCAGGTGTTCCAAACGCAATACTTGTTCCACTTGTAATCGCAGCAGTAGTAAATGCAGACATCACAATGGTTGTTCCATTGATCTGTTGAACATAAGATCCAGCAGGAATTCCGGCAGCAGAAACAATTTGACCAATTACAACGCTAGATGCTGAAGTGATTGGAATAATGTTTGCACCTGCGGCTACGTTAGCTGCGGTAGTTGTTGTTGCTGCGGTTGCTGTTGATGTCAACTGCTGAACAATTGTGCTACCTGCAACTGTACCAGTACCAGATAAAACTGCTCCAGCTTGGAATACCCCAGAAGCTGCGGCAGTAATAGTCAATGTAGTGCCAGCAGCACTGTAGTTACCAGTAGTAGATGTGCCAACTTCAGTAAAAGAGCTAAGCGTAATGTACTGAGCAGGATTGTTAGCTTGTGCAGTATTAGTCACGGCATAACCATGAGCTGATGCAAAAGTTAATAATGCTTGTCCATTGTTTGCTTGACCAACAACAGAGTTAATAGCTGGTGTAGCACCGCTAGATCCAATAGTCAAAGTGCTATTTGTACCACTAGAAATGGCCGCATTTGTTTGATCAAACTGATCCGTTCCTACAGCTCTCATACGGAAAGACATTGCAGGATATCGAGTGATTGCAGTAGATGGCGATCTAGTCTGCGTCTTAGCATCGTTACCATATGAATAGGTAAATCCACGCTGTCTATCAATTGAACCCTCAATCAATACTGAAACACCATAGTGAGTCATTACTGATGGAGCGCCTGTACCGCTATCTCTTTGCTCGTAACGTACTGGCAGGTTACCTGTACGGCTCCAAGGTGTAGTTTGTGGAGTATTGGCTCCGCTTGTTTTATTAAGCAAGCCATTACCTGTTCCAACTTGATGAAGAACCCAAGGCTCACCATCAATCACAACACCCCAGCGGCAAGCACCAGCTCCATACCATGCATACTCCATCCATATCATTTGAACCAGACTCCAGTTCAAAGCATCACGGATTTTTTGATTTCCATTCCATTGGTCAGCAGGGAATACTGTATCTATAGGTAAACCACCTGAGTCTGAACGTATAACAACGCTCATGCCATAGGGATTTACAGTACCCCCACCAGTACCAGACTGCATAAAGAATATGCCGTTTGAATCATCAAAGATACCAACACGTTGGAATTGACCGCTTACAGAAGCTCCAAAGTTAACATTGGAAGCCATGTAAAAAGTCTTACCAGGCTGATATCTGTGATAGGGACGTGATTGACGAATAGTGATATCGCCAGGTGTTGCAGCACCACCAATGGTCATGGTCACACCACCAAGACCAGGATTCTGAACTATAGATGCTTGACCAGATACATTGTTAATGACGTTTTCCCAACGCAAAGGTTGTACGCCATACTCAAAGTCAGCATCATAAATATTTTGTGATTGACTAACTTTTAACTTACCAACAACATCACGCAGACGTTGAGGTGCTAAAAACTGGGCTGATCCATCAATACCAACCAAAGGAGTAGTAGCAGACTGTGGGCCTAATCCACCTGTTTGTTGGCCACCACTGAAAAAATTAATTAGACCAAGGCTTAACGACATAATAACTCCAAAAAAATGTTTAAAGAAAGGGGCCGTAGCCCCTATTCATTAATCGAAGTTGCCGTATGGGTAAGTCGTAGAGTTACCAATGTTAGGATCGGCTTGTGTATAACGCACGATAATGTTGTATTTACCAGCGGTAAATGGAGCAGCACCGTTAGCGCCTGATACGTTGGTTGCCAAAGTAACAACAATTTGTGATACCAAAGATCCGTTATTGTCGGTATTAGCGCCAGTAGGATTTGTGATGTCACCTGTTGTTCCAGCAATCAAGTTGTTCAACTGGGCAACTGTGTACTCAGATGTCAAGCTTTGACGTCCAGCAGTAAATGTTGTGCTAGATGTGCCCAACTGAGCATACTTAGCAGTACCACCAGAAGCAGTAAAGCCGTTGCTCACCAACACTTCCATACCAGTAACAGTACCAGTTGTCAAAGTCTGTACTGCAGGAACATCAACAATGATGTCACGGATGATTGATCCATAAGGAACATACACAACACCACCACGATAAATGATCGTGCCTGTGTCAGCAGTAATGGTAGCAGCTGTTGGAGGATATACAGTAGATGAAGATGTATATACAGTAGCAGGTGCGTTAGGAATTCCGTTTGAAGTAACAAATTGTTGATTGCCACCAGAGTAACCAGCGGTATAAGCAGTTGTATTTGTTAAATCAAAATAAAGAGATTGAACGCTCTCTACATAACCTACGTTACGCAGTGCGCCAAAACGATTGTTACCCTGAAGAATTGGGCCTTCAAATGTACTACGAGCCATGATAAATCCTTATGCAAAAGACTCTTGTTAATCGTTGCATCGTCTGCTGGGCCAGTGGCAACAAGAGTAAACTCCCAGATGCATTAAATATACACTATTCCAACGAAGAGTCAACAATTTTGTTAGACTTTTTTAAGTTTTCTTCCTGCGTAATTACACGCAAATTCCAGGGTACGTGCAGGCCACATACAAAATTTGAACGCAATGGAATAATGTGATCTACAACATATTGTTCTCCCGTTGTTTGACTCATAGTAATGGCAATTTGATAAAGCTGGCGTATTTCTGATTTATGCTTACGACTAAGCCAAGGAGGTGTAGCCTGCCTATGTTTTTTTCTACGTGCTTTAGTATCAGCTTTTACTTGTAATTTATTATTTTCTTTCCAAGCATTTCTGTATTCTCTTAACTGCTCAACTGGCCTTGTTTTAGCAGCTGCTATGACTTGATCTTTATGTTCTAAATACCATTCATTCTTTTTATCTTTAACATCTCCACGCTGGTTATATTCTTTAAAATATTTTTCCCTTTTTTGATTGCTAATTTTCCAATCTTCTTTCATGCATTCAACACATGAGCCTTTTGTTTTTCTTAATGCCATGTGCCCACGACTGCAGATGCGACCAGTAAAGTAATACTCCGATCCTATTCTTTTGGCTTCTGCTCGATTGTTTGGATAATCCATTTACTTCTCCTGTGACTTAGTTACAGGTAATTGTAATATAAACAATGGCAAAAGAAAAGGGGCTCCGAAGAGCCCCTGAAAGTACTAAAAGTAATACTTTATTAGAATGAACCGCTAGATCCAAACACTCCGAGAGGATCTGACCATCCAAAACTATAACGCTCACGAGCTTTGTAGCGGACGTTGCCAGTATCAAAATCACCATCCATCGAATTCTGCAAAGGAGTTCTGATGAAGTGCTTCAAACCATTTGGTACGTCTGTTGTCAAGAACCAAGCATTAACGTCAGTCAAGAAGTGGTTGATCGCATAGCCTTCGCCGATCGTACCGTTGTTCTCAATAGCGTTAATGTCGTTGTTGTTTGTACCAACACGCAGTTTTGTATCGAGCAAACGGGTTGCTACGAACTGGAGTGAAGGAGGAACAATCAACTTCTTGGGCTTAGCAGCAATCAACAATCCACGCTCATCTGTCCAAGCGGCGATCTGAATAACTGCGCTCTCGAGAGAAGTTTCATTCAAGTCAGCTTGGGTAGAAGGAGTGTTAGCGTTGGTACCGCCAGATACCAAGGGGTGAGCTGTGCTGAACAATGCAACACCGTCACCACCAGCATAAGCAGAGTTGAAGCCGTTATTTAAAACAGCAGCTGCTTTTACTTGCTTGGTGTAAGCCATAGCACGAGCCAAACCTTTGGTGTAACGAGCAGACAAGCTGTCGTACAAGTTATCTTCAATCGCCTCTTCAGTGATTGAGAAACCCAAAGCAATGGTTTCGTGGTTATAGCGAGT